CATCGCCGTGAAGGGGTTCTCGGCGAGCTGCAGGCCCAGGGACAGGACCTTGTCGCCGCCGAATTTCTCCATCACGCCCTGGGCGGCCTTGAGCAGGCCGTTCTGGACTTTCCCCGCCGCGGCCTCGGCGTGGGCCGCCGTCTCGGCCGCCTGGCGGCTGAGCTCTTTGCGGAAACCGTCTCCCCAGGGAATCGACTGATTGAGGGCCGACGCGGAGGCCTTGGCCGGCGCGGCGGTCTGCCTGGAGGCCAGAAACGACCCCTCGCTTTGCATGGCCCGCTGCCAGGCCTCCTGTTCCTTGATGGCCCGCTCGCTGCTCTGCTTCATCGAGTCGAAAGCCCGATTGAAGCGCTGGGCCATCTTCTCCGCGGCGCCGCCGGCCTCGGCCAGCGGCCCGGTCATCCCGGCCGGGTTGGCCAGCAGATCGAAGCGGAGCTTGGCGACGGCGTCGGACATGGGTAGAATCTAGGAGTCAGGACTCGGGAGTCAGAAGCGAAAGGGCCGCCGTGGAAAAGTTCCTCAAGTACGTTCTGCTGACGGCCATCGGGCTCCCCGTGTGCTGCTTCCTCGGCCTCTGGGGCTTCGCCTTCATGGTCTTCATCATGCTCGTCGACGAGGCCGGGTCGGTGAGCTCTAAGCCCTAGGCCCTCCCCGCAATCGCCACCTCGCCGCCAAAGGCCTTGGCGATCGCGGCGAAGGCGGCCACGATCTCATCCTCGGCCATGGGCTCCGCGGGCGGTTTCGGCCGCCGCAGGAAAGGCATGACCTCTTCGGCCTCCAGCAGCTTCTTCGCGCCGTGGCAGGCCTGCAACCAGACGACCACCTCGCCGATCGCGCGGTCAAACCGCTCTTCGCCCCAGGGGGCCAGGTCGTAGGCCAGCCGCCAGCGGTCAAGCCACGCGGCGGGGACGCTCTCGAGCAGCCGCCGCGGGTCGAAGCCGCACGTCGAGCCCAGGCCCGGCAACGTGCGGATCAGGACGCGGGCGAACCACTCGCGGCCGCGGGCGGCGTGATCTTCAAAAAACTTGTGCGGGATTCCTCCGTTTGGCCGTTGTGCCGCTGGCCGGCCTCGCAAAAGCGGTCGATCACGGCCACGCCCCGCTCGGCAAGCCAGCAGTGATCGTCGTCGCGGAAGACGCGGTTGCCGCTGACATCGGCGATCACCAGGCCGGCATACCGCGCCCGCCAACAGCCGGGCTCTTTCTTATCGGCGGCGACCAGGCGGTCGAGCTCGGCCGGCGAGACCGTGCGGCAATAGAGCTTGCCGTCGAACGCCGGCCACTCGGGCGTGGGCACGGGGATCGCGGGGCCGATCGAGGCGGGGGGAACGGAGGACAGGAGTTCGTCGCGGAGCATAATGGGAAATCGCAAAGGTCCAAATCCGAAATTCGAAACAAATTCAAAGACTCAAGCAGCAAGCTCCAAAGCGGGAGGACTCTTCCTTTGAAGTTTTCCCCTTTGAACTTTTCCCATTTGTTTGGGATTTGTCTTTTGGTTCTTGGTGCTTCAGTCGGTGGTGGGGCTGTACTCGGCGGTCCCTTCCCAGGGGCCGTCTTCCTTGCCGCTCATCTGGACGCTCATGCACTCCCAGGTGGTGCCGGGGATCGTCACGGAGCCGCCGTTGCCCAGCAAGATGGACGGTGTCCCCTTGGTGCCCTCCACGGGCACGTTGCTGTAGCCGCGGAGGCCGATCGAGATCGAGGCCGTGGGCACGCCCGCCTCCATCAGGCGGACCAGGTCGCCGGGCTGATAGACGTCGATCTTCGCGGCGCCGAGCTGAAGCTGCATGCTGACGATGTTCCCCTGGACGGTGTTGCCCAGGCTGAACGTTGTGCCGTTGAAGTTGCGCTGATTGGTCACTTCTTGCTCCTTAGTTGCGGAGGTATTGGACGGTGTAAAGCTGATTCACGACGTAGGCCCAGTAGGTTTCCGTTCCCGCGCGGATCTCGCCCGCCTCGTCGAACTCGTCGACGAGGTGCCAGATCGAGCCCTGCGGGTCTCTCCAGCCGGAAACGCCGGTGGGGCCGGCCTCGTTCTCGGGGTCGCCGCAAACGGCGCTGGCGATCTGCCAGACCCGCGTGTACGGTCCGACCGGCCCCGCGGCCACGGCCAGGCAGGACACCTGCAGCTTCATGAGGAAGCTGTTGGATCCGCCATCGGCGTCGTTGTAGGGCTCGTTCGAGATGACCTGATAGACGACGGCCGGATATTGCGGGAGCGTCGGGACCAGCTCCGGGAATATGTTTTGTTGCACCAGCTCCTTCACGGCGTCCAGGCTCAAAAGCCGGGCCAGCAGTCTCGATTGCGGCAGCGGTTGACTCATTGCATTGCCGTTTCGGCCTCTCTGAGCACGCGACTGGTAAAGGCGTCCTCCATGCCGCCCCGCGCCTGCTCGAAGGCCGGCGCGGCGATGGGATGCGGTTTCACCATGCCCACCACGCGGCCCTGGCCGGTGAGGCCCAGGTTGCGGGCCTTGGGCGCCTTTCCGTTCGTCAGGCGGGCCACCGTGCCGTGGGTCACCATGCGGTGGCCAAACTCGACCAGCCAGCCAGCGGCCCCCTCCGGCCAGGCGAAGCCGACGGTCACGAACTGCGCGCCGTAGTAATTCCGCTGCACCAGGATCGGCGTATCGCTCAGGTGCCGCACGCGGCGCTTCAGCGTCCGCAGGTTGACGCGGATCTCGCCGCGATCGTCGTGTTTCCGCGCCTCATCCTTGAGGGCCGCTTTGCCCAGGCGGGCCGCGTCGGCCAGGGCCTGGCGGATGACCTTTGTCCCCAGCTTGGCGGGGAAGTTTTCCAGGAGCGTTTCCAGCTCCTCAAGCCCGTGGCAGGTGTAGGTCAGGGCGGCGGACATTTCAGCCCGCAGTGCCGGCCGTCAGGCAGGCGACGTATTCCTGGTCCCAAAACCGCCGCGTCTCTTCGTCGTGCTCCGCGCCGTAGGGCTCGTCGGAGCAAAAATCCCGGCCGCCGCAGTGGGCGACCGTCACGGCGCGGGTGATGGCGGTCTTGGCGCCGCTCAGGCCGATCATGCGGCTGAAGCGCCAGTCTTCGCTCTCGCCAATGACGTGGAGCACGCCGTGTTCATCCGCAACGATCGCGCGGCGGAAGTCAAAGCAGGCCCGCAAAGAGCCGTCCGGGTTCTTCTCCCGCCAGCAGGGACTGCGGAGGTCCGCGATCCACATGCCGTTGTTGTGCGCCAGCGCGAAGCCGGGATAGCCGGCATCCTCCGCGGTGAATGTCTCCGGCAGCCGGTGCAGCTCGTGGAGCGTGAAGCGCTTGAGCGGGCTCCAGAAATAATCCGGGTTGACGACGCCGCAACTGCAAATGCCCGAGTCGTCTTTCAGCGGCACGGCGACACTCAGCAGGTCGAGGCCGCGGCCGTCGAGGATATCAAAGAGCGTGTCCAGCCAACCCGGCTTCGCCACGATATCCGCGTGGAGCATGGCGAAGTGGGTGGCCTCACCGCGGGCGGCCGCGTTGAGCGCGTCCACCCACAGTTTATTAAAGTTGTCCCAGGAGCCGCCGCTGTTCCGCATGCTCACCAGGTGCTTGCCGGCCGAGGCCAGGAAGGCCGTGAAGGCGGCGCGCCAGGACTGGGGCGCGGGACCGGGGAGGCCGAGAATAATCTTGGGGTGGCGCATGGGGAAGGTGTCAGGTGTCAGGCATCAGGTGTCAGAAAATCACTTGCGGCAGAGGACAACGCTGCCGATCGCCAGCACGGCGGCCCAGGCGGCCGAGATGCCGAGGCGGACGCGTTCGCGGAAGGCCCGCAGGCCCTGCACTTCAACGTTCAGCCCGGGGACCGTGTCATCGCCGGCGATGCCATGGATGGCGACGTGATGCTCCTTGACCTGGTCTTCCACCAGGTCGAGGCGGCGCTTCACGTCGCAATGGTAGCCGCGGAGGTCCTCGCGGAGTGCGTTCAGTGCGTCATCGTTCATGGGATCGGTCCAAAAGGGTCGCCAATTGGCGACGGTTCAGCGCTCCGAGAGGCGATCGCGAATCTCTTCGCGGACGGCCTCCGTTATGGCCTTGGCCAGCTCGCTCAGGGCCGACAGGAGCTTTCCGAGTTCAGTTTTCCAGTCCATCACTTGACCTTCACAGATCGGGTTTTCGGCACGCACTTGCAAAGGATCGTCCAGTGTCGCTTCAGCGTGTCCGGCATGGGGCTCACCGCGTAGTGCTCGTTGCCCTCGTCGTCCACGTAGCGGCATTGCGGGGTGACCCGCTGGTCGTAGCGGATGATGATCCGCGTGTTGGCCTCGGCATGCACCGCCTTGGCCGCCAGGAGCTTGTTCCCGGAAAGCCATTCGACCTCGGCCGGGACCGCCTTGGCGACCGGTACCCATTGCTCGGCCATGTCGCCCAGGGCGCCCGCGCCGCCGAAGGTTGGCTGCTCGATCGTCACCTGGTGGCGGAGCGAGCCGGCGTTGATGCGAAAATCGGACACGGGAAATCTCAAACCTCAAATGCCAAGTTCCAAGCAAATTTCAAGCGGAAAATCCAAAAGCTCCAAACCGGGGGGATTCTTCGCTTGGAGCTTTCTCCTTTGAGCTTTTCCCCTTTGTTTGGAATTTGTCTTTTGGTTCTTGGAATTTCAGGTGTTAGGCGTACTGCCCCCAGTCGGACAGCGCCAGGAGCCGTGTCACTCCCAAGGGAATGGGCATCTGGCTGAGGCCGATCGTCGAGTCTTCCCGGTCGCGGTACCAGGTGGCCACCAGGAGGCGGACGGCGTGCAAAATCTTTTGCGGGATGTTGCCCGCGCCGAAGCCGGCCGTAAACGTGATCTGGGCGGCGTTGTAAAAGCCGGTGATCTCGGGGAGCTCGCCGAGGTGGTTGGCCTCGATCGTGGGCCAGGTCCGCGAGTAGCCGCGGACCGGCGGCCAGACCAGGCCGTAGGCGGGCTGGATGCGGGCCGGGTGGTTGGGGGCGATGATATCGACCTGGTATTGATCCTCGGGCAGGATCTGCGACTCGCCCTCGGTATCCGTATACTCGATCTGCGTGACGCCGGTCACCGGCAGCCGCTCAAGCTGGATCTCGTTGGGGAACGCGTCCAGGCAGCAGAGCCACGTCGCCGGCAGGAGCTGTACGTTGAGTTCCTGCTCCACGAACTCCACGGCCAGGGCCAGGAGCGACGCGAGGTAGGGGAACTCGGTTTCGTTGCTGACGTAGCACTGCCGCGCCACGTCGCCGATCGGCAGGACCGACAGGCTGGGATCGGGCGGGACTGTTTGAACGTAACGCATGGGGATGAAGGATGAGGGATGAAGGATGAGAGATCGGGGGGACGGAGCTTGCGCTCATCCCTTATCCCTCATCCCTCATCGCGTTTCCTATCCCAGCACGCTGGCCGTCAGGTTCAGGCAGGGCGCCTTGGCCTCGGCCATGATCGTGGTGATGGCCACGTTGTCGCTGGCATTGGCCGTGGTGACGCTCACGAACACGTAGGGCAGGCCGTATTCGACCGGGTTGGTATTCGAGGTCTCATCGGCCCCGCCGGCGTTCACGAGGGCCTCCGCGGTGAGCGTGGCCGAATCGGTGTCCAGGCCGGCCAGGTCGCAGGCCTGGATGACCTCCTGCTCGGAGATCTCCAGGGCCGCGTAGTCCCCGGCATGGCTGCCGGCGATGGTGCCCGTGCTGGCGATCAGCGTCGGGTTGACCGTGCCGGCCGCGTCGCTACAGCCGTAGATGGCCAGTTGTGTGAGCCCGGTGTTGCCGGCGCTCTCCACGCCCAGCACGGCGGCGATGGCGGCGAAGAGGCCGAAATCTCGCATGAGCTGGGGCGTGGTGTTGGTGACGGTGTTGCCCGAGGTCTGGCCCTGCGGCGTGATTTGCTGCCGGGCGAAGAGCTTCTGGGTATTTACCAGGCGGTAAGGAGCGGTCATGGGAAACTTTCAGGTCTCAGGTGTCAGGTGTCAGGTGTCAGGCCTCAAGCCTCCGACTTACCGCGTCTGGAGCGCGACGAAGGGGCTCAAAGTGCTGGCCGATCGGCGGGGCGTCAAGGGCGTCCTCCACCAGCTCCGGCCGGCGTTCCGCATCCAGAATTTAAACGTCCGCTCGTGGTTCACGAAACGCACATGGATGGACTCGGCCGAGTTCAGCGGCTCGTAAGTTCCTTCCAGGTACTCTTCCCAGTTGCCCAGGATGATGTCGCCGGTCGTCCCGACCGTCTGGCACCATTCCGAGGCCACGGCCGGGCGGCCGAAGAGCAGGTCCGGCTCGCCGTCGCGGGCCGAGGTCTGCCAGACCGGCACGGCGAGGGCGTTGGTGACGCCGGCGGGATTGAAATAGAGCTGCATGAGCTGCGGCAGGCAGTCATGGTTGTAGAGCCAGACGGCCTTGTTGTAGTGCCAGCACCTGGCCATCATGTTGATGATGTTGGTGTAGGTGATGGTCTTGCAGCCGTTGGTCTGGGCGGCATCGCGGCCGGCGGTGATCAAGGCGGGGCAATTCATGACCCCCTCGAATTCTCCGACGCCCGTACCAAAAATTCGCTCGTTGATGAGGCGGGCCGCGAACTGATCCTTAAAACCCTTTTCCAGCAGGGCCGCGAAGCTCATCGGCGAATCCGCCAAGAGTTCCTCGGTCGTGTAGTTCAGGCCGAAAAGGCTGGTGGCGCTGAGGGCCACGCGCTCCATCTGCATGCGGCTCGCCTGCTCCGACTGCGATTCCGCACGCCGGGTGACGACGAGGCCGCCGGAGACGCTGCCCGTGCTATGGTCTTTGTCGGTCCGCGCCGGGATCTCGATCCGCGGCACTTCCATGGGGACCTTGGTCGTGCGCGAGCCGATGGGGTCGTCTTCCGGCTCGACCATCAGGAGCTCCGGATGGAACCCCATGGGAACGAGGAAGCCGCCATAGGGGTCGCTGTACGTCCCCTGTTCGTCGCTGCCGGCCGCGGCCAGGAAGCGGAGGCGGGGATCTTCGGCCGCGCGAACGTCCTGGTTGCCGTGCGAGAGCACGGCCATGATGAAATCGCGATGGCTGGTGAAGCCGGCCTTGGGATCGTTCTCGAAACCTTCCTTGCAGGTGGAGATCCGCGCCAGCTTGCGGCGGACGACGTAGCGGACCGCCTGGCCCGGGGCGCCGCCTTCGAAGCCGGACGCGGCCGCGGGGGCCTGCCCCGATTCGGCGACATACTTCTCGATCTCGGTCTCCCGATCGATCTTCGCGGCGAGCGCGGCGATCTCGGTGCGGTTCGCGTCGAGCGTGGCCTGTTCGCCGGCATTCGGCTCGCGGTCGCGGTCCTTCGCGCAAACGTCGAGGATCTTGCTGGAAACGGCGGCCAGTTCTTTCTTCCGCTCGGTGTACTTTTTCACGCGCCAATTCATGGGAGGTCTCGATGTAAGAGGGATTCAGCTTTGCGGGCTTGAACCTGGCCAACCGCCGCGGCGTGAAGGCTTGAGCTCAGCGGGAGCTTTGTGAGATGAATGGCCAAAGGGCGTCTGCCTCGATGGTCCACTCGGCTGTTAGAAGCTTGCCACACTTTCTCAATTCGTCAAGCAAAAATCTCACCACGTATCGCTGTCGCTGCGGACCGTTTCGCGACCCGCCGGCACGCCGGGATCGTCGGGCAGATCGTCGTTGAGCGGGACGTTTCGCTTGAGCTTGCGGATCTTGGCCAGCAC